AACGCTCCCAGTTGGTATTTGGTTTTGTTAGTGTGGCTGTAGTCATTTATTTAAAAAGAATATTTAAGTCCTAGTTTAGAACCATAAGAGTTGTCAACATCTTTCTTTGAGATGCCAGAGAGTTCTCCATAGATACCAAGCTTCTGTGTTACATTAAATGTTCCACCAGCTTTGCCAGAGAATTCTGTTTCTGTACCATCTACATCAGCAACTGCTGTGAAAGCAGGACCGCCTTGAATGTAGTAGTCAAATTTACTTGCAGAACCTTCGTAGCCTATGTGTAGGTCTACAGTTCTTCCGTCATAATCAGAACCAGTGTAGCCATTGTTGACTTCTGAGTTCAGATAAACTCCAGCAAATGCAGGAGTAGATAATAGTGATGCTGCTGTTACAGCGAAAATTTTTTTCATTTAAAATATACCAGGTATGATTTGTCCAGT